ACATAACTTATATAGGTAGTTATATCACTTGTCAACCTATGTATTGTCACATAGGCAAAAACTTGCTCATGTAAACATTTTATTATGTTGAACTATAGAATAATATAATGCAGTTTTAAAATCGTTTTCATTTTCGTAAACAAATCTATTGAAACGATTAGATGTTATTTTTACATTTGCATATCTAAAATATTCTTTTGGACAATAAATTAAAATTGTTTTTGTTTCGTATTTCCCAAGACACAGGCCCAATTCCATTAAAGTTACTGGTGAAATAGTATTTTTATCAAAATAAAATACTATAATGTCAGATGTTTCGATTGCTTCCAATTCCCATGTAACTTGATTGAAAAATGCAGACCCGACCGTAACATCATGATCTAAATTAGAATCCCAATTATCACGTCTTGGATTCAAAACTATAGCGTCACAATCCAAGTTTGTGATGTAATGTAAAAGATTATTTTGCCAATCGATGGCTTTATCTTGCTCTATGCTGCCACCAAAAAATATTTTTGGAAACTTGCCCAAATCAAAATTTTGTGGAGATTTCATTTCTATCAACATTTACGAATAACCTTTCCATTTATATCTAAAATATGAGAATATAATTCAACATTATTTTCTATTAAGTTTCTTATAGAGTTATAACCAACAATATCATTGTATTTATCATAATACAAAGAAATTATTTCATTTTTATTTTTAGATTTTTTTCGGTTTTATCGTACTATTTTATTTAAATCGTTGGTATCACTAGCTTTTAACCGCAACGATAATTTATTTTAATATTTATTTTTCATGCTTTGTATTTTGTATTAAAATATTTATTATATTTGCAAAGTGTTACGGTCGAAACAAATGGTGGCACAAAGAAACTTAAATAGGCTCTTATAATGAAAACGCTTCGACCCGTTGGATTTATAGGAGCTTTTTTATTTTATAACATGAAAGTAAATTTTTTTAAGAATAAAACGTCTGTAAGCCCTGATGAGCGACCAAAAGATGTAGCGTACTATTTAGATAGAATACAAAATGGAAAGTTTGAGAAAATTATAAAAGAGTTAAGGGCTGAAATAGACCCTGAAAAAAAGAAAATTATAAAAGGTTCTTTAACGGCAGTTACTTTTTGCGGTACATTTCATGTAAGAAAAAAAGATAAATTAAAACAAGGTAGTGGACTTGCTATATTAGATTTTGATAAATTAGATAACGTTGTTGATTTTAAAGAAAAATTAAAGTCAAATGATTTAATCTTTTCAGCGTGGATAAGCCCAAGTGGTAATGGTATAAAAGCATTAATTAAAATACCAATTATTGAAAATGATAATGATTATAAAAATATTTTCAAACAATTAAAGGAAATATTCCCAACAATTGATGATAGTGGCTCTGATATTAGCCGCTTGTGTTTTGAAAGTTACGACCCAGATATTTACATAAATTTAGATTCTGATAAATTTATTCCAACGTATAATGAGAGTGCAGTTGAGGTCCTAAATTTAGGAACAGTTACTAACATTCCACTCATTGATAATGATGAGATAGCTAATAGGTTAATAAAATGGTTTAAATCAAAATTTGATACTTCGGCTCGTAATTCTAGTTTATTTAAGTTGGCTATTGCTTTCAATGATTTCGGAATAGATAAAATGATTTGTGAACGTTATTTATTTTCATTTGCAGAAAAAGATTTTACACAAAATGAAATTCAACAGCTGATAAATTCAGCTTATAAAAACTCTGCTAATTTTGGTAACAAGCAATTTGAGGATAAAGTAAAAAGAAAGCAAATTGAAAATATTGTTTTAAGTGGTAAAAAAGAGAAAGAGGTACTTGATAAGTTTAAAGAAATTGATTCCGAAAAACTTAAAAATGAAATTCAATTAATAAAAAACAATATAAAATTTGATGAGTTTTGGACGTTTAATGATAAGGGTAAAATTGAAATTTCAGCATATCGTTTTAAATTATATTTAGAAAGTTTAAATTACAGAAAATACTACCCTAGCGAAAAAACAAAGACTTTTATTTTTGTAAAAAAAGAAAATAAATTCATTGATATTATAACGGAATTTCAGATAAAAGATGATATTTTAAATAATTTAGTTATAAACAATCAATTGGATGCTTTTGATGTAGCAGCCGATAACTTAGCATTGTTTTCATCAAAATATCTTTCAATGGTTGATACGGCTGAAATATCAATGGATAAAGATAGTAACGATTTTGCTATGATTTACTACTCTAATTTAGCATTAAAAATTACAAAAAATTCTATTGAAAAAATTGATTACGAAAGCATGAGCTCTTTTGTTTGGAAGTCACAAGTTATAAATAGGGAATACGTTGACGTTGACCACCATGATAGCCAATTTCGCAGTTTCATTTGGTATGCAAGCGGACAGAGTAGGGAAAAATACAACACCATGAAATCTGTAATAGGCTACTTACTTCATTCGCATAAGACAGCAAGTAATAACAAGGCTATTATATTTAATGATGAGACTATAAGCGATACTCCTAATGGTGGAAGTGGTAAGGGTATTATTATTAATGGTATTGGACACATGAAGAAAACCTCAACTATTGACGGAAAAACTTTTGACTTCAATAAATCATTTGCTTTTCAAACGGTTAATACCGACACTCAAGTGTTAGCGTTTGATGATGTTAGAAAAAACTTTGATTTTGAACGATTATTCTCTGTTATAACAGAGGGTATAACTATTGAATATAAAGGTAAGGATGCTATAAAGATACCAGTGCAAGATAGCCCTAAAATAGTTATAAGCACAAACTATACAATAAAAAGTGATGGCGGTTCTTTTAAGCGAAGAATTTTTGAAATTGAAATGTCTGATTTTTTTGGCGTACACCATACGCCGCTCGACCAGTTTGGTAATTTGCTTTATGATGAGTGGACGGCTAATGAGTGGAATAGGTTTGATAAGTTTATGATTAATTGCTTACAATACTATTTAGCAAATGGTTTGGTAGCTTCAAAAACAAATAATTTAGAACTTCGTAAATATATCAATGAAACGTCACAGGAATTTTACGAGTTTTCAATTACCGATAATTCAATTAAAAACGATATACGTATAGGAAAAAACGAGGCATTACAAGATTTTTACAACGAATATCCCGATGCTAAGAAATTTGTCACAAATAGAACATTTATGAAGTGGGTTAAAAAGTATTCAGATTTTAATAAATTAAATTACACAGATGGTAACAGTAATGGACAGCGTTGGTTTACTTTATCTAAAAATATAGTTTCAAATGTAGAGGATATTAATTTTGAAGAAACACCATTTTAATTATGAAATTAAGGGACTACCAAGTTATTTGTGCTAATAAAGCAATAGAAATACTTACCAATAATTGGATTGTTTATTTAGCGTTAGAAGTTAGATGTGGTAAGACTGTTACATCTTTAGAAACCGCTAAACTTTTCGGTGCGAAAAATGTTTTATTCTTAACTAAGAAAAAAGCTATTAACTCAATTATAAAGGATTATAAAGACTTTGGATACACATTTTGTTTAACTGTAATTAATAATGAATCGTTGCACCTAACTAGTGGAAATTTTGATTTAATCATTAGTGATGAACACCACCGATGTGGCACTTATCCTAAGCCTAACAAAGTTACTAAGTTAATAAAACAACGTTACTCAAAATTGCCTATGATTTTTCTTTCAGGTACACCACACCCTGAAAGTTATTCGCAGATATATCACCAATTTTGGATAAGCGAGAATAGCCCTTTTAAATCGTGGATTAACTTTTACAAATGGGCGCAAGTGTTTGTTGAGGTTAAACAAAAACATTTTGGTTACGCTAAAATAAATGATTATTCAAATTGTAAATACGATAAAATTAAACCTATAATGGATGAATATTTTATTACATACACACAAAAAGAAGCTGGTTTTACTAGCGAAGTAAAAGAAAATATTTTAAGAGTTAAAATGAAACCATATACATATGATTTAATAAAACGTTTAGAAAAAGATAAGATAGTACAAGGTAAGGATGAGCTAATATTAGCAGATACTGCTGTTAAAATGATGTCTAAAGTACACCAATTGTACAGCGGCACTGTTAAATTTGAAAGCGGTAAAACAATGGTAATTGATGATAGTAAGGCTATATTTATTAAAGAAAATTTTAAAGAAAAGACAGCAATATTTTATAAGTTTAAAGCTGAATTTGATGCATTAAAAGGTATTTATAAAGATGATTTAACTGAAAGTTTAGAGGAATTTAACGCTACTAATAAATCAATAGCACTTCAAATAGTTAGCGGACGTGAGGGCATATCTTTAAGTAAGGCAAATTATTTAGTTTACTATAACATTGATTTTAGTGCCTTATCTTATTGGCAATCACGCGATAGGTTAACCTCAATGGATAGGTTAAGTAATGATGTTTACTGGATATTTAGCGAAGGTGGTATTGAGGATAAAATTTATAAATCAGTTGTAAATAAAAAAAATTATACACTTAAAGTTTTTGAGAAAAATGAGTTATCAAACTAAAATTATAAAAGAAATGGAATCTAAAGGCTATACTGTTTTAAAAATAGTTAGACTAAACAAAACGGGATTTCCTGATTTGTTATGTATTAAACAAAATGAAATCGACATTTGGATTGAATGTAAAGAAAAAAATGATACATTGAAGCCTTTACAGAAATTACGAATTGATGAGCTAAATAAATTAGGAAAAAACTCTTTTTGTTTACAAGATGGTAAAGGGGTAATTTACCCATTAATAAAATAACATGAAAAAATCAAAAGCAATTAAAATAATCAAAGAGTATCAAGCGTGGCGATTAGGAGCGCAAACGCCTCAACTTAAACCTAAACTGATTACGAAAGCGTTAAAAAAAATTATAAAAATGTTAGAATTATGAAAATTAAACTATTAAAAAAATTAAGAGCTGATTTCAAAGTAATGCACTCAAATGGTAAAACTATTATTTTTTATGAAGATTTTACAGATAGTTACATTGTAGAAGGACCAAACGATTTGATTTATTTTTTTAAAACGCGAATGGATTTAAATATGAGTAAATTTAAGAAAACTAGAGAAATTAGAGAAAATCAAAAAAATATTAAATTAGTAGCGTGAAGAAAAAACAACAAAAACAACCTTGCTATAAGTGAAAAAGAACCGACTATGAAGGCTTACACCATGTTTTTATTGACGGTAAGCTAGTTGAGGGTTTAAAGCAATGCATACATTGTTTGGGTGGTAAGTCAAGAGTAAAATGAAAACATACGAAATACTTTACATAGCGCCTATTTGCCAAAGAGTAAGATTAAATGATTGGATTTTTTTTATTTATTGTAATTAATTTTTAGTAATTTTACAGAAATATTGCAGAAATGAAAATAGAGAAAATTAATATTATTAATATTAAGCTTAATCCTAACAATCCTCGATTAATTAAGGATGATAAATTTATAAAATTGGTTCAGTCTATAAAAGACTTTCCCGAGATGTTAGATATACGCCCGATAGTAGTTAACGAAGATATGATTATTTTGGGTGGCAATATGAGATACAAAGCTTGTAAAGAAGCTGGTTTAAAAGAAGTTCCAATTATAAAAGCATTTGGTTTGTCGGAAGAAAAACAAAGGGAATTTCTTATAAAAGACAATGTTAGTGGTGGCGAATGGGACTGGTCTTTACTGCAGGAATGGGATAATGAAGAATTGAAAAATTGGGGATTGGATGTGCCTGATGAATTTGTAAAAGAATTAGAGGCAGAAGAAGATGAATTTGATGTGCCTGTTGGTGGTTCTGAAACGGATATTGTAGAGGGAGACATCTTCGATATCGGGCAACATCGCCTTTTGTGTGGTAGTTCTACTCAAACAGACACATGGAAACGGTTAATGGGCGATGAATTGGCGGATTTGGTAATAACTGACCCACCGTATAATATAGATTATTCCGGTAGGTCGAATGGGCATAAAATAAAAAACGACAAACAAACCGACAGTAATTTTTATCAATTTCTATATGACTTTTATACCGCACTTGGAACATTTGCGAAAGAGAGTGCCACTTGGTATGTATGGCATTCTGAAAAAGAAAGATTGAATTTTCAAAAGGCAATGAACGATGCTGGTATTGAATTAAAACAAACTTTGATTTGGAATAAAAACAATATTGGAATGGGTAGCCCTTATAGATGGAAACACGAGCCTTGTTTATTTGGGTGTAAAGTAAATTCTAAAATTCAATGGTTTTCAGACAAAAGCCAAACGACTGTTTTAAACTTTGATAGACCTCAAAGAAATGCAGAACACCCAACCATGAAGCCAATACCATTAATCGCTTATCAAATTGGCAACAGTAGCAAAGCCGATGATATTGTTTGTGATGGATTTGGAGGAAGCGGAACGACAATGGTTGCTTCAGAACAAATGAAAAGAAGATGCAGAATGATTGAACTTGACCCTAAGTACTGCCAAGTGATTGTGGATAGAATGAAAAAACTAGATCCATCTTTAGTAATTAAAAAGAACGGAAATGCCATTTAAAAAAGGAGAAACTCCAAAAGGCGCAAAGCCATTTGTAAAAGGACAGTCGGGCAACCCTAAAGGGCAGCCACGTAAGATACCTGAAATCGACAAACTACTCGCAGACGTATTAGGCGAGGAAAAAGACGGTATAGAGGCTGCAAAAGCTATATTATTAGCGTTAAGAGCAAAGGCAATAAAGGGAGATGTTAGGGCTATTGAAGTAATGCTTGATAGGGCGTATGGTAAGGCAAAACAAACGATTGACGCAAAATTTGAAGGTAAGGTTATAACTGTTGTGCCACCTAGTAAAAGAGATGTATAGTTATTGTAAAATATGTAATACCGAGCATTATCATAAGATGGGGACTACATTCTCTTATATGTTTAATGATTTAGTTTATTGCGTTTGCACTACTTGTAAAATTGAAACAAAGCAATTTATTAAATGAATTATGTATAAAGTAAAAATTGATAATAAAGAACACGAAATTACTATTGATTCTTTTAAAGAACTATCTAAAATAGTAGGTAAAATAGATTTTATTGTAAATATTCAAGTTGATACGTTTTGGGAGTTATTCAAAGAGATAAGAGAGATAAGAGATTCTTATAACGGAATAAACCAGAATATAAAAGACAATAGCGTAGCTTATTGTTTTGGGTTCTTCATACATACTTATGTATAAAGTAGAGTGGTGCGAATGGAATGAAATAATTAACGACGCTTTTATTCCGTTAATTGATAATAAAGACCGTTATATCATTTGTAAGGGAGGGCGTGGCTCGGCTAAGTCCGACACAATGGCTAAGAAACTTATTTATCGTTGTTTAAACGAAAACTATTTTAGGTGCATTTTAATAAGAAATACCTACGGGTCAATTAAAGATAGCTCGTATCAAACAGTAAAAGATATTATTTTTGATTTAGGGCTACAGGATTTATTTGAGTTCAAAATACAGCCTTTAGAGATACATTGTATAAACGGTAACTCATTCCTAGCACGTGGTTGTGACGATACAACTAAACTAAAATCCATTAAAGACCCTTCATGCGCGTGGTATGAAGAGGATGTACCAACCGAAAACGATTTTATTACTATTACGACTGGCATACGTACCACTAAAGCTGATTACTTACAAGAGATATTTACTATTAATCCCGAAGTAGAAGGTAACTATCAAGACCATTGGTTTTGGAAACGTTTTTTTGAGAATAAACCTATTGATGAAACGTTTAGTGATGTTACTCAATTAAAGATAAATGAGGACACTACGGTTGACTTAACTTACACTGTTCATCATAGTACATACAAGGATAATAAGTGGATACCAAATGAGTTTATAGCGTTCCTGATGGACTTAAAACTAAAGAACCCCTATTACTGGCAGGTGTATTGCAATGGCAGTTGGGGTAATCGTATATTCGGTGGCTTATTTTACAAATCATTCGACGTTGGACGCAACACGCTCAACTGGACATACGACAGCGATTTGCCTTTGCATATTTCTTTTGACTTTAACATTAACCCTTACATGAGTTGCTCTGTGTGGCAAATTAACGGACAGTCTGCTTATCTAATTGATGAGATAGCCATGAAAACTCCTAATAACCGAACTAAAGACACTTGTTGGGAGTTCACTAGACGTTACAATACACACAACGGTGGTTTATTTGTTTATGGCGACCCTAGCGGTAAGAAAGAGGACACTAAAATGGACAAGGGATTTAATGAATTTTCTATTATAGCACAGGAATTAGAGAAATTTAACCCAACATTTAGAATAGCTCGCTCGCACCCACCAGTTAAACTACGTGGAGACTTTATAAATAGTTGTTTTGATGGCTCTTTTGACGGATTAAGCATTTACATTTACGAAAAAAGTACGTACATGAAAAACGATTTGATGTTTGGTAAAGAAGCAAGCGATGGAACTAAACATAAAGAAACTGCTAAAGATGAAAATGGTGTGACTAGTCAAAAGTATCATCATTTTAGCGATGGGTTAGATTACTTCATTTGCGAGGCTTTTAGTGAAGAATTTAATAGATACCAATTTGGGGACATTGTACATGGTAGGGCGTTTGGTGGTAACTTTGTTAGTGATAAGCATAAAATGTAACAATTTAATAAATAGTTACATTTTGTAATTATTTTTGTCTAATGGCTAGATTATTAAGATTACAGGACTATGATAGAGCGATACAAAGTGATAATTTAGACCAAGTAGTTGGCGCAAATTATACACTATTGTTGGATGTTGAGCAAGCTGCACAACTTACCATGATAGGGCATTTAAAGCAACGCTATCAAACTAATCGTATATTCCAAAACCTATCTACATTTAGCCTTTCTGCTACTTACAAAGGAACTAATTTAGTCGAATATACAGAAAGTACATTTAGTGCTAGTACTGTTTATACAACTGGACAAAGAGTAGTTTATAATTCAAATATTTATAGTTCAATTGCTGGTAGTGTAGCACACGCTTTTAATGCGGCTGAATGGACACTTGTATGTGCCGATAAATTACTCTATTACGTTACATTGCCTAATAACGAATACAGCATAGATAATACTTATGCTATTGGTGACGTTGTTTGGTATAACGATTACACATACACTTGCTTACAGCCTAATACAGGAATACTACCAACAAATAGTTCGTATTGGTTAGCTGGCACACAATACACTATAACGAATACTTATCCAACCGATGCTACTAAGTGGACTTTGGGAGATAATCGTAATCAAGAAATAGTGCAGAATTTACTAGATATTACTTTATACAATTTACATTGTCGGATTAATCCACGTAATGTACCTGATTTGCGCAAAGAACGTTACGATGGCAACGAACCTCAACAAAGAGGTGGTGCTATTGGTTGGTTAAAACATGTTAGCAAAGGCGATGTGTATTTAGATTGTCCCGTTGTATTACCCGAACAAGGGAACAGTATCAACTGGGGCAACGCAAATGGTAACAGTATCGCACCTATTAATTATTACTAATGAATTTATTTGGAATACACATACCGTTTACCTCAATAGAAAACGTATCTAAAGTACTACCTAAAGAAGTAGATACTAGGGAACATATTTCTAAAATACAGGCACAAATTTATCGTATATCCCAGGATATTGGCAAATGGAGACAGGCATTAATGGCAGCTGAAAACGCTATTAATCCACAAAGGTATTTACTATTACAGGTTTATAATGACGTTGTTTTGGACGCTCACGCTTCGGCTTGTATGCAACAAAGAAAAAATTTAACGCTATCACGTAATTTTTGTGTAATAAACAAAGATAAAAGTGAAAATGAACAATTGAGCGAATTATTAGAGAAACAATGGTTTCGTGATTTTGTTGATTTGTCTTTAGATTCAATGTTTTGGGGTTATTCATTAATACAATTTGATAGCTTACTAAATGATTCATTTAATGAAGTAAATTTAGTACCTAGACAATTTGTAAAGCCCGAACTAGGAATAGTTGTAAAAAACTGGGTAGATAACGTTGGTATTGCTTATAAAGACGCTCCATACAATGAATTTTGTATAGGCGTTGGAAAATCTAAAGACTTAGGACTGCTTAATAAAGTAGCCCCTTTAGTTATTTGGAAAAAGAACGCCATGAGTGCATGGGCGCAATACCAAGAAATATTTGGTAGCCCGATACGTATAGGTAAAACGTCAAGTAGAGATAAGCGCACAACAGATAACATGGATAACATGCTGAAAAATATGGGTGTTGCTGCATGGGGGCGTTTTGATACAAGCGATGTTATTGAATTGATTGAAAGTAATAGTTCGGACGCTTACATGGTGTTTGACACTATGATTGAGCGTTGTAATAGCGAGATAAGCAAACTAATATTAGGGCAAACAGGTACAACAGCTGAAAAATCATTTGTTGGTAGTGCTGAGGTTCATGAAAGAATTTTACAGCAATACGGTGAGAACGACGAACATTTTATTGAGAATGTTTTGAATTACCAGTTAATACCAATGCTTGAAGGGTTGGGTATAAAGTTTAATGGGGCAAAAATTGAAACTGTTGAAGACGATGAATTAAGTTTAGTTGAAAAATCTAAAATTGATTTGGAGTTATTGAAATATTACGATATACCTGCCGAATACATTGAAAAAACTTATGGAACACCCGTTGAGGCTAAAGCTATTGCAAGCGATAATAGTATTGCTAAGGTAAAGAATAAGTTAGAGGAATTTTATAAATAATGTGCCGATTTTGCGAGATAGTTAATGTCGAGCCTGATTTATTCAATAACGATGAGATAGATAGGTTTATAGAGGGTATTTATCGTGGATTAATAAGCGTTACAAATTTAGACCTTGATACTTATTTAAAAGTAGCAAAACGTTTAACGGACGGAGTTTATGAAGGTTTTGGGAAAAACATTGACAGCGTTCTTTATCTTAGTGATGATTACCAAATGTTAGCAGCGTTAAGAGATAATGTTTATATTTTTAGCGGTGCAAAGCAGTATCAACAAGTTAGGCAAATGAGTAGCTTTTTAACCGAGAATGGTAAAATAGTTCCGTTTAACGAGTTTAAAAAGAAAGTTGATGGTATTTATAACGATTATAATAAAAGTTATTTAAACGCAGAGTATAACAGCGCGATAGCACAAAGTAGAACAGCTAGCCAGTGGATGGATATAGAAAGGGACAAAGGTGCTTTGCCTTACTTACAATATCAAACGGCTGGCGATGGACGAGTAAGACCTGAACACGCTAGTTTGGATAACATTATAAAGAAAGTAAATGACCCGTTTTGGGATAAGTTTATGCCGCCTAATGGATGGAATTGTAGGTGTGATGTCATTCAATTGGACGAAGGCGTTGTTACAGACACTAAAAATTTAGTAGTTGAAAACGTGCCTGATGAGTTTAGATTTAATGCTGGTAAAGAGAAAGTAGTGTTTAGCAAAAAGCACCCATACTTTGACATAGCGCCTAAAGATAAACAATTTGCTAAAAATAATTTTGGAATGCCGATGCCACATGAGATTTAACGAAGCAAAGAAAATAATAAAAGATGCTTTAGATGTTTCTAAAGAGGTAAAAGATTTGGTTACAATAATGGGAGCAATGGCTATTAATCATTATAAGAAGTCTTTTAGAGACGAAGGATTTACAGATGATGGACTTGTTAAATGGCAAAAAAGGTCAACTAGAGATAGAGGTCGTAAAAGAAAAAACGAAAGAGGTATTTTAACACAAACTGGTAGATTAAGAAGGTCTTTAGTAGCTAGAAAAAACTTTAGATATTCCGTAACCATTAGCTCTAACGTTCCATACGCTAAAACGCATAATGAAGGATTGACTATTAAGAAAAAAGAAAGCAGTAGGACTTTGAATTTTAAAATAAGTAAAGATGGTAGAAGTAGATTTAGTAAAGCTAAAAAATCAAACTTTCAACAAGATGTTACAATAGGAGCGCATAGAATAAAAATGCCTAAACGCCAATTTGTAGGCTATTCAGGAGTTTTGGCTCGTAAAATAGAAAAAAGAATAGGTGGAAAAATAAGAAAGATATTCAAATGAGTAGTTTAAAAGATTTATACACGGAATTACGTACAGAGCTTGAGTCCATTAGTGGCATTAAGTATGTGCGTTTGTGGAATAATCAATTCGAGCGAGAAAATGTAAACGAGGCTTTTCAATACCCTTGTTGCTTAATAGAATTTGAACCCACGGAGTGCAGAGACTTGCTTAATGGCGTGCAGCAATACGACTTCGTAGTGTGTGTTCATTTAGGCTTTGAAAGTTATAAAACAGAGGACATAGATATCTTGGATTTAAAACAACAAGTATTTATTAAGTTAGGTAATTACAACTCTACGACAAATATGTTTTCTATTCTTAGCCGTGAGTCGGAAACTCAAAACTTTGACCATGATAACATACAAGATTATCAAATAAGATTTAAAGTAACGGGCAAAGACTTTGATGCAGATACACGTCCGAATACAGAGGCAAATATTACAGATTTAACAATAAACGGTACAATAGATTTATAAGATGGCACGGTCAATAGCAACTATACAGAGTACAATGGATGCCGAACAGGCAACGCAAACAGATTTAACAACGTTAAACAGCACGTCACAAACAGCTATTTATACTTTATGGAAATTTATAACTTCGACCATAATTAATTATGTAGAGCAGTTATGGGATTTATACAAAGTGGATTTGGAAACTATTGTAGCGTCCGCTCCAGTTGGATCTAGTAAATGGTTACAAAAAAAAGTATTAGAGTTTCAATATGATTCTGTAACACCACAGGTTTTAGAAGTAGACAGTAATTTCGCTGTTAATTATCCCGTTGTTGATGCTTCGTTAAGAATAGTAACAAGATGTGCAGTAGTTACAAGCCCTGTAAAAGAGGTTATAATAAAAGTAGCTAAAAGTGAGCCTCCAGTACCATTAACATTAACAGAAAAAAACTCTTTGATTGGATATGTAAGTGATTTATCATTTGCAGGGATAAGATATACAGTTAACTCTTATGATAGCGATAAGATTTATATTAAAGCAAATATTTATTACAACGGACAGTATGCCTTGACTATTAGCGATGAAGTTATATTAGCGATAAATAATTATTTAGCAAATATCCCATTTAATGGTAGTGTAAGCATATTAGGATTAACAGACGCTATACAAAATGTTGTTGGTGTTACTGATTTACTTTTAGTTGATGTTGCTATAAGGGCGGACGCTACACCGTTTGCTTCAAAAACTTATTTAATAAATAACAACACAAGCATTATAACTACTTATCCGACATACGCTGGTTATGTAGAAGAAGAAACAACGGCAGGTAGTACATTTGTTGATAAGATAACTTTTATAGCACAATAAAATGAGTATTTACCAAATTGATACAAGTTATGTAAGCGAGCAATTAACACCGCCTAAATTAAGGAATGTTAAGCTGCTTGCATGGCTTAAAGTGTTATTAAAACCAATAAGTAATTTATTTGACGTTAATTTTTTAGACTATAAAATAGGTAATGTTTATACTGATTATTCAGGTGCAACTACTTATTCTTTTGGTGATAAGGTAATGTACATTGATAAATCTATTTATGAGTTAATAGTTGCAACGTCAACAGGTGTTGACCCAGTAAACACTACTAATTGGATTAAAATAAACGATGTATTTATTGGATGCGATGAAAGAATAAAATACAATGCACAAAAACTTTTATTTGAATACGCTTTAAATAAATTCTTTTTAGTACCAGTTGTTGGTGACCAAATATACATTGATAATCAAATTACTTTTGAAACTCCATTTATAATGGGAAATACAGGCGATTTAAGTAGTTCAATGCCTACGAATAGTATTAATCAAATAAGCTATTTAGGAAACGCTTACACTTACACGTCTAGTTCCTATGATTACACTATTTACGTGCCAATTGCTATATTTACAGCATTAGGAACTAATACAACAAACAGAGAAAATGCAATAAGATTTTTTGCAGACAAATATAATTTATCCGGATTAATTTATAACGTAATAGCATACTAAAAATGAGAAAAATAGACGTATCACAAATCGTAGACCCTTCAATACAACAACCTTTTACAGGACTGTCATTAGCTTTTTTACAAGATGGTAATTCACAAATGGTTTATGCTATTTGTAAAAGTGTAATTCAAAACAGCGGACGTACATATTCAGCAAGTGTACCGTATTTATTTAGCTCTGATTCAAATACAGGATCTACAAGCGATGGTGTTGTATTTTTTAATGGAGAACTTTATGTAATGAATGAAAATACAGCTGGTGACCCGTATGCTATTGTAGACACTACTCCTGACCCAGTTGCTGACCCTTTATTATTTACAGATGCCGTTAATAGAAACGTGCATAATAACAGGTATTTGACTTACCAAGTAAGTGGCACAGGCGCATTGTTTGCTATTGCCGACATTGTAAACATAGCAGCACCAACAACAACCGCTATTACGTCTTTTTTGAACTCATGGACTGCAACGGCAAACACGCCAAAATATTCTAAAGCCGCAAACGGTTTAGTATCTTTAAGAGGTATATTTACAAAGAGTGGAGCTATTACAAGTAGCGTAATGACTAATTTGCCAGTTGGTTACAGACCTTCTCAAAACATGGCGTTTATCGTTTACTTAAATGATAGTACTGTTATTAAAAGTTGCGAAATATCTATTGCAACAGGCGGAGATATAACAATGGATGCTACAAATGTAGCTGGCTCCACTACCACTTTAGTCGGATTAGATGGCGTTAATTTTTACACGGATTAGATAGCAGTTTGACTACTTGCTATCCTTTGTAGAGCCTTCATTCGTGAGGGCTTTACTATTTAAACTTAATGTTTTCTGTAATGTATCTTTTAATTTCTATAAATTCCATGTATTGATTATTTGGAATTAAAGGAGCTATAGTATAGTAAATATCTAAGATGCTTTTAGCAGCATTTGTCTCCAAACAATCTTTATCAACACAATCCTTTACAAAAAGTTCTTTTGTAGTACCACATATTTTAGTGGTTACTTTCATGGCGAACGCCTCTTTTTTCTTAATTAGATTTTGTAACGATTTTTCTGCCATAGTTATATTTTGTAACAAATGCAAATATAGAAAAAATTACTTAATTATTTTTGCTTATCGAAAATTTTAAGTACATAAAAAATGTTTCTGAAAACGAGGGTACAATCTTATTGTATTCTCAAATTGGCGATTCAACTGATGAAAACGGAAATGTAACTTATGGTATCTCTGGTAGCTTGTTTGCTAGTGAAATGCAATACTTACAAAACAACTGTAAATCAATTTCGGTACGCATTAATTCAATTGGCGGAAGTGTATTAGATGGGTATAGTATCGTAAGTTCAATACTTAATAGTAAAGTGCCTTGCAACACTTATATTGATGGGTTAGCAGCTAGTATATCGGGCGTTATTGCAATGGCTGGTAAAAAATGTTCTATGATGGATTACGGTACTTTAATGTTGCATAATCCAAGTGGTGGAAACGATGCGGCTGTTACTGCTTTAGTAAAAGATACACTTGTTACTATATTATCAAATCGTACCTCTAAAGAAAGCGAAGAGATTAGTAAAATGATGGATGCGGAAACATGGTTAAGCGCAAAAGAGTGTATGGACATGGGACTAGTTGACGAGGTTATTTCAAGTGGAAAAAAAGTAAAGATTAAAAAGACTGAAAGCCTATACAA